CTTTACCTTTTGCCGGATCAATATAATCCAGTGCTGCCAAAATATTATTATTAGTTTGATCGTAGATAAATGTTCTACTAATACTATCAATATTAACTATAGGTTGTTGACTTCTTGTTAAGTTCCAGGCAGTTGCTTCTATAGGATTACTATAGATAAACGCTTGACCTTGATTGTTTTTATATCCTGGTGCGCCAACTACAAGTAATCCGCGTGTTGCGTCAACGCTCGAGCCAAACTGTTCTCCAGATACTAATTGTGCAGCTACCTCCTGTGTATAAACATAAGAACCAAAATTGGATGTTGTGTAATCATTTAGTGGTTCAAATAAGTATGTTGCACCACTATTAAAGATGTAGTCTATAAATTTTGTGTTATTTGCATCAATTGTCATTGTAGAAGAATCAAATGATGTAAATTCTTGTGCCGGTGACCCTGTACTACCAACTGCTAATAATTTTGCATCACTGCTAACACTAACACTTGTGCCAAATGCTCCAACATCACTGTATGGATGTGAAATATTAGAATCAAACACATAACTGCCGCCAGATAAAACATATCGCTCAACTACGCCATTAGGGAATCCGTTTTCTAACGAGCCCGGAACTCCAACAAACACATTTCCCCCAGTGCTATCAATATCTAATCCTGTGCCAAATAGTGCAAGACCATTTTGATATTGACTGGTTAATGTTTGACTAAGTGCAAAACTGTTAGCTGTGCGTGTGTATACATACACATTACCAGCTTGCGTTGCTGTTGTGTTAGCCGATGGTGCAGACACAAATACTGTACTACCATCAGCATTTGTTTTAACTTGTTGACCTACGTTGCCCGAGCCTTGGCCGATGGTTGCTACGTATGTATAATATGCCGATGCCCCAACGTTGGCAGTCCAGTATGCTTGAACTGCGTTAGATTCTGGTTCGCCAACATACAACCAATGTTGATCACTACTCATTGACATACTGCTGCCAAATAATCCCAGAGTATTAGCTGAATAAATTGATTGTATTTGTGTGGTGCCAAGATAGATATGAACGCCGTGTGCAATAGGTGCACCAACAACTAATAAATTACCTTGTGTTTCGATACTGGTACCAAAACTTGAATCGCTGTTAGATAATGTAGTACTAACAGAATAAGTGCCATTGATATTAGATACCAACTGAACTTGTTGTTGTCCCGGGTTACCAATATACACAGTATTAGCATCTGTACTAATGCGTGTTGCGTGACCAAAATAAGAATTATTTGTTGCTGTATTAGCAGTTACTGGTATAGCTGCATTGCTTTCCCATGCTGTGTTAAAGGTATAAACACCCCAACCCGCTTCTGTGGCATTGTCTACCCAAACATGATCATTATTGTCCCACCCACCAAGTGGTAAGGGCTTACTAATTAAATTTGATACCGTGCTAATTCTTGCTGTATTCAACGAATACACTATTCCACTACCGGTTACTTGTACATATCTAATTATCTGGCTTAACGGAGATAAGGCATTCAGCGGTGCGCCGGCTGGTAATGTATTGCTGATAGTAATAACAATTTGTGTAGGCGAAGATACGTTAATAACTTCATATATGCCATCCCATATCCCATTGTTGAAATTTTTCAAGATGAACATGTCACCAACCGCAAACGAATGTGAATTATTAAATGTTAATATTGCGTTAGAATCTAAAATATATGATAATGTTGTAGCAAATAATTCTGTATCATTGACACGTAAAATATCCCAAACTCCTGTGGAATTTTTTGCTACCCACACTTTGTTGCCAACACCAATGGTTTCTGTTGATAAATTAATATTTGCAACATCAAAAATTGTGTAATCGATATCATTTAAGTTTACATAGCCGACACTAGGCAAATCTTCCATATACACAGGATCTACGCGATTGCTATATGTCGATGTAACAGAACTTGTTAAATTACTTGAATTATATAAATTAGCTAAAGTTAAATCAACAATAATATTAGAAGTACTATATGTTTCCCCAATAGTAAATGCCACAGGATTAGTTGTAAAGACTGATTGGTCTAATACAAATTCTCTAAACTGATTACTATTCACACCGCCGTAAATACCAGACTGGAATGCCCATTCTTCGTAAACATTAATATTTCCTTGAACGTTATCAAACGTAGATTTAGTTAATGCTGTAATTGCATTCATTGAACCTTTTTGTTTAATAAAGCCTTGGTAGAATTTAGTTTGCGTAGGCAAGCTAATACCTAAATCTGTTAAATAACTTCTTTGGCGGAAACCAATTAGTCCCGAAGCATATTGTTGGAAGTTACTGTTTTGCGGAGGATTATCCACATCATAAAAGTTAACTGCTTCTTGTGCGTTTAATCCAAAACTTGGCAATAATCCAGTTTGAATATCATTATAACTAATTGGTGTCCAATACACTAAATTAAATGTTGCGCTGGCTACAATATCTGTGCTGGCTACATAATAAAAATTATTGTATTCGACTATGTCGCCAAGTTTATAATCAGTGCCTGCATACCATGATTTAATTCGAGGATTGCTGTAAATGTACCCCGGTGCACTTAATGCTCCAGTCCATCCTCCAGTTTTTGCTCCTTCGAGTTTTAAACGATATTGGCGAGTACCCTGACTTGGGATATAAACAATGTCCCCAAAATCATCGACGTTATCAAATACTAATACGTGTTCATATTGTATTAAATTAAATAACGCATAAGCAATAGTTGAGCCATTAACTGTAGATAATGTAAATTGATTTGCTTGTACAGGATCGTCAAAACGCAAAATATTAAAATTATTGCTCTTTATTGGATTAAAGTTTTCATCTAATACTTTATTACCATTGCCGGTATTAGTAATCTCATCAACTATAGATCCAACAGATTGTAAAACAAGTTGTGTATTAGTTGGATTTAATACAATAATTGTGCCTTCTGTCCAACCTTGTTGCGACCACGTTAAAAATTCTTGAATACTCAATGTCCAATCTTGTTGAACACTTAAATCAGTATTAAATTGATTAAACATAAATCCTACACTTACCAAATATCTTTGATAACTGTATAAGAAGTCTGTTACTTGATTAATACTTGTAAATGTTGTGCCATATGGAATTAACTTTGTAACTCCTGTACTATCTTGGTATAACTGTATTGTTGCCCCATTAACTATCAACGGAACAGTATTGCTATTAGCAATGCTAGGGATAATAGTGAAGAACGGATTAGTTGGGCTATACCCCGATACACTATATCCGCCGGAAGTTCTTGTTATTGTTACGGCGCTGTATTCAACACGTGACACTGGCACAGATTTGTTTAAATAAACAGACCAATTTGAGTCTGGAATGATTACGGATGCGTTAGTCGAATTTGGAGTTGTTTGTTCAGCTGACACAGTTAACATAGATTGGTCAGTAAACCCGCCAACTTTATAACTTAGTTGCACAGAGAAATTTGTAAAATACTCAGTTAGTGTGGATACAGGATCTATGCCGAGATTTTTGATACTATCTGCTATCCAGTTTAAGTACCCAGACGATCTTTGTATAACACCATTTGATGTAGATCCGTTTATTACAACCAGGCTCGGTGAGATCTTGTTATTGTTAACATCCGAGAATTGTCCAGTTATCGGATTAGAATAGAATCTACTATTATCTAAATTAGTAGCAAAATATGTTGCCGGCTTAGTTAATGCCATATAAAGTTGCATAGCATATGGATAATCGCTACTACGTGTCCATGCAGTTTCTGCAGGACCGCCTTGACCAAAAATAAAATTATCACTAGCTGATGAATAATTAGACTGTCTGAATAACGGTATCTCTGCAGGGCTTAATAAATTTCCCATTGCATCCACTGGGATAAATCCGCGACCATTTAACGTTGTTAGTCCTGGACGAACAAAATTAGTATCAACATCGCTGGCATCATCGGATCCGTTAAACACATACCCAGCTTCTAAATCTTCCCAGAGTAGTGTATTACCACTGGTATACGGTGCAGGACCATAACGATTAATCCACCACGATGGCATACTACTAAATCCTAACATTTCCCATGGAGTAGTATGAGGGGTATCTGTATCGTACCAATATTTGTAAATTGCTCGCCAATACCCTTGAAGCATCGATCCGTCAACAATATCCGGGAAACTGCCGTAGTTCCATGTCCATGGATTGTTGGCGTCAAATGCTGTATTACTTGTGTAATCAACTTTATTAGTTCCTGCCCATACTAAGAAATTTTGGGCCATAACTTGATTATATTCACTTAGTGAATAATCGACAGTTTTGAAACGACCAGGAATAACATCATCTAAATCAATTTGTGTGCGCGAGTATTCTGCTTTGATATTATTGTAGATGCGTAGCTCTAACTCTAACAAGTATTGGTCGCGGAAGTCACCATATGCTGGAGTTAAACTTCCGTCGTGACCGCGAATAACTGTAGTTGGAATTTGGTATGTATTGTCTACATAAATCTCCGGGGTGTACGAAGGATATAATCCCAATTTGGTTGGAGTTTCTGGAATATAATTTCCATCTGTGTTAGCGTAATCTCTGATAACAATAGTATCGCCTACAGTAAATGTATTAGTAAACACAACAGCAGGGCTAATAGTACTAAATGTATAATCCACACCTAAAGTTTTTTGCACACCGTTTACATACACAAGCACAGCACGATTACTTAATACTGTATTATTAAAAATACTATTAATTTCGTAACTGGTTTGACGTGCATTAACTACTGTATAATTTACTGTAGAGAATGATGATCCTTGTGGAACCATATCACTATAGTACCACGGGAAACTACTATTCTTAACAGCATTAATATTTTGTAAAATAATATCAACACCAGTGGCTGGATTTTTATAATCTATTACAGTTGACGATGCACATAATGTTAAAAATTTATTTTTAAACTTTTGATATTCTTTTCTGGCTAAATTTAATCCGCTGACAAAATTAACAGTAGGATCATTTAAGAATGTCATTGCATATATAGCAGGTGCTTGGTGTTGTACTATTGTGCCACCCTGCTGTTTTAAATAACGATCTTGTAAAGATGGTGACGCAGTAGGTCCCACTGAAGTGTTTTCAATTAATTTATTATAATGAGTACGAAGTTGTCCCAAAGTAACACTACTAAAATTCTCATTGAGTGGGTTAAAATCTAAATTATCTGGAATTTCGTAGTGTGCTACGCCACTAACAGAATTACTATAAATTTCAACATCAATTTTATCACCTAAATTAGGCAGGGTATTTAATGCCACAAGTGCATATACCCCAAGGGTAGTTATTATATAATCTGTAGCTAGTTCTAATAGTTCATTATTTAAATAAACCTTAATGTGTGGTACTGTTGCTTGCGGTGCTGGCAAAATATCAATTTGTACAAATGCTACGTTTGTGCCATTGAGAGGTAAAGTCTGTCCGCTATAGAAAGTTGTAAAGACTTGTGATTGCTCTGCCCCCTCGATACTCTGAATCCAATTGTTTAATTGAGTTACATTACCGACCCCAGAATTTTTAGCGAGATACCCTGTATTACAATTAATTGTTATAGTATCTGCATTCGCCGATGTGTCAACGTCAATGAGCGGTGAAGTATAAGAAAATGTATCAGTGTCATAAAAATTATTAAAAATAATGTCGCCAATATTAGTAAAATTTTGATACTGCAAAGGAACACCTAATAAGGTATCCACAGCATTGGTTGTAATGTTTGTTGCAACACCGGTTGTAGAACTATCGCCAGTTCCGGTTGCTGTAAATGTTATTCCAAATTGGTTTTCGCTGGCACCAATAGCAGTAAAGTCAGTTGTTCCGACTGATAAAATTGTATAGGTATCGCCAACAACAAAAGATCCCGCAACAGTGGTTGGAATATTATATCCAAAAAATTGTGTACCAGTAAATGTACTGTCCGGATATACTGTTTGATTGCTAAAACTATATCCATCGGTATCTACTAAATCAAATATCGGTGGTTGGTTAAGTGCTACCTTAGGTTGACAGATATTCGGTTCGCCATTGGTTGTCCAGGCTCCGTTGTAGTAAAGAGTTTTACTGGCATAATCGCCATTTGTTATTAAAAAACACTGGCCAGACAGAATTGGATCGTCTGATGTTTTAACTAATGTAATATAATTTGTACTATTAATTGTTTGTATTGCAACTTGCCAAATTTGATTTGCAATAGATGTATCATAATCATTGGCAAAAATTATACGATCGCCTTCATTTAATGCATAGCCATCTACTGTAGCAGTAATCTGACCTTCAATATCTAAAAATGCATTAGTAGCAGTAAATGTAATATAATCTACACTATTGTCTGCTTGTTGTCCATAATTAAATAATTGTAAGTCGGGCTCAAATT